ATAAATGATGTTTGGTAGCAAATCCAGTTAACGACAAAGTTTTATCTTTACTTGGAGTGGTCAACGTTATTGTTTCCTCAAATCCTCCGCTCGTTATGAATTTTTTAGCGTCTCTTTTTGCTAACTGGAATATGCTACCTGCCATCTTTTACTTTTTTGAACTTACTTTTTTAGCGTCCTTCACTTCAATGTCTTTGATTTCAGTTTTAACCTTAACCAATTCAATGAATCCTTCTTTTTCCAATTGTTTGGCATTACCCAAAAATTGACTTTCATCAACAATCTCACCATATTTGGCAATAACTTTATGTTTAAGTTGATGTGCGATAACCATTATTTTATATTCTGCCATATCTTAAAGAATTAAGCTAATACCTGCATTGTATAAACTTTGTCAATCGTAAAAGGAACTACAAGCGGTGCAGAAGTAATTTCAATTGTACTTGAAACTGTTTTCTTGTCACTGTAATTTCTAATCAAATAATTCGCTTCAACAATTCCAGGAACTGCAACCGTTTGACCTGCAATAGTTGTTTCATTCAACACTGGTAAACCTCCAAAAATTGTTTTTCCTTGGAAATCATCTGGTAACATAATTACCAAATTTTCAGCTAAATAATACTGAGTTGCACCGGCTTCATCTGTGTATTTTTCATTGTATGTCCAAAGATTTACAACGAAATCACCTGCAGCTACTTGACCTTGCAAAGCAAATCCAGAAACTTCGCTAAATTGTGGCATTGAAATGTTAATACGGTCAATTCTACGAATATCAGCTTCCTCTTTAACTTGTGTAGTTGCTACAAAAGCCTCATACGCTTTACTACGCATTACCACGTTTACAGCCGCACCGCTTGAATTTCCAACGTTACGTAAAAAAGCCATTCCATTTGCTAAATCAGTTAAAGGTTTAGCACTTGCAGCAACACTCCAATAATCTCCGGCCGTGTCAACATTTACCATCGAAGTAGCTTTACGCCCGTAATTAATGTTATCGCCGTTTACAAGCGATACAATACCTGTTTGAAGTACATCAGCTTGTTGTTTTCTGATTGCTCTCTCGATTTTCTTTCTGTTTTTTTCAACATTTTTAAAAGCATTCAAGGCAATAACACGGTTAACTTGTACGCTTTCCATACCTACACCTAAAGCAATGGTGTTCATGTACACTTGGTCTCTTTGAAAATCGTAATCTTCTTTGAAATAAGGAGGCACATATTTATGCTCTGAAAGTCTGGAAAACTTGTTTTTGTTTCCCTCGGTAAATCTAACTACGTCAACCGCAATTAAATCATTGTCACGTTGTACTTCAACATCAACTTCTAGTGTTGGGGTCGTTTCCTCTGGAAACCATCCAGAAAATCCAGAACGAACTGGAATCATTTCTTCAAATTTACCTGCAATTTTTGAGGCAATTTTTGCGCTGTGGTCAATTATAGATATTGCCATAATTAGTTATCAAATTTTGTGCATTCAGTAACGTTGTTTAAAACGAAACCTAAAGCGGTTAATATATCTTTTAAAGCTTTTGAACCCACGATTGAATCCAAGGTTACACCCAATGGCAAAATCAACATTCCAGCGTCGATATCCCCAGAAATAGCATAATTTGCGGTTACGCTTTCAGTATCCAACAAAGTAACCGTACCTTCAATTTTAAGAATACCAATTACATTTGCCAAAGTTGCCGAAGTTGCAGGACTGAATCCCTCATCTACTCCAGCAGTTCCATTAACTACGGTTACTGTTGGGTCTGCACCTGTTCCAGAATCTGCAATATCAGTTTTCGGGCCAACTGTTGAAGCTGTAAAAACTACTGTGTCATCAAAGAAAACCGCACCTGTTGAGTATCCTGTTAAAGCACCTGAATAAGCACCTAAAGCAGTACCTGCCCCAGTTGTTGCTCCTACTGCTAAATTAGCAAAAGCGGTGGCCAATTGAGCTTGTGTTGTAACGCCTGTAGACGTAAAAGTCAATCCTGCTAAAATTTGAGTTTGTCCAGCAGTTAAACCGGCGGCGTTAAATTTTACAGTTGCAGTTTCGAATGTCCCTGCGTTTCTTACTACCAAAATACCATCTTGAGCTTCTAATGTCTCACCAATGTTATTGATAAAAATTCCTTTTCCATATCGGTTTCCGAATGTGAAAATATTTTGGGCTAAATAATCAACCGTTGATTGATTTCTTGTAGCTCCCCTTTGAGTTGCGTATATGCTCATATCTATTTAAAATTAAAGTTCGAATTTAAAAGCACTTTCCAATTCTTCATTTTTTGCAGTTTCTGCAATTACCGTGGCACTTTCTGCTGTAATAACATCTTTTGTGTTATCGGCTTGAAGATTGTTAATTTGTGTTTTAGAGTGCATTTTAATTAAAAAATCTTCTCTTTGGCTCGGTGTAATTTCCGTACCGTTTACAATTCCAAGTGAAACCGCTTCGGGATCAGCACTTGAGTATTTCATCCAAGAAGATACTCTCTCTCTTTCTTGAATAACACCCTCGCTTACTATTTCAGCATACGATGTAGGATGTTCTTGTTTAATTTCCTGTTTTGTCATTTTTAATGAATTTGAATTAATATTTGATTTACTGTTTTTACTCTTAATTTTACTTTCTGACATTACCATTTCAACTACTTGGTCAAAACTTGCAACACCGTCAATGAATGTTCCAATTGCATCTTTTGAAAATACCGTGTTTGCAGTATCAAAACCACTACCAGCTAATTGAGGTCTATTTTCTAAAGTTTGTGCTATAAAATTATCATTTATCGGGTCTAAAAGTTCGCTTATGATAATCTCGTAATTGTCATTATTTATAGCTTCTTCAAAAGCTTTATTTTTTGCAGTGGATTTCGTGGCATATAATCTAATGTTTTTGGTACCGTCTTTATCTTTTGAATTTGCAACTTTGCCTTCAAATTGAATCATTGTACCAACCGACCCCACAATATTCATTTTGTCCTCTGAATAAATCTTTGTAGCCGCCGAAATAATACCGTAAGCCGCCGAACCTGCCATTCCTCCCTTGGTAACTAATGCGTAAACTGGCTTTGTTTGCTTAACCTCGTTTATAGCGTCTACCATTATTTGAACCGCTCCACTTGCACCACCTCCAGAATCAGTATTAATAATAAATCCTTTTATCCTTTGGTCCTTTGCCATTGTTCGCATTGCGTTGGCATTTTCAATCATTCCCATCGAAGACATTCCCCCGCCTTTTGTTATTGGACCATTCAAATTGATAATTCCAATACCCTCGAATTTATCATTATTATCGAGTTGCCAATCTCTTTGAATAATCCTTGTTTCGTTTTTAATTTGCATCAAAAAAGGCGTATTATATTTAATTTCTGGAACTTCCAAAGAAACTCCATTTTGAAAATTTTTCAATACAGCCGATAAAGAATGAAACGAAATAGCATCTACACACCATGGAGTTAAACCGTAAATCTCTTTTGCAAGTGCGAAATTCATAAAAATTATTTTTAATATTCCTTACAAATATATAATTATTTTCAATTAAAAATTAAATTTAATAAAAAAAGCGTTCCAAATGAATGAAACGCTCTTCTACAACTAACCAAAAAAACCTAACCAATGAAAAAATTTACCAAAAAGTAATACAATAATAAGTATTTATTTTTATAAAATGATTTTCTTTTTTTAAACAATACTTAAAGTGTTAATAAAGACGATTCAACTTTATCTTTATAATGTAAAAAACCGGCAGCATTAGAATGTATTTCATAAATATAAGTCATTTAACGCTTTTATTTGCATATCAGAAGCTCTGTTTACACCATTTTCTGTTTGATTTATGTGGAGTCCATCTGGAGCAAAACTTAAAACATTTTCACTGGTTATACCTGAGTCTTTATAGTAATCAAGGATAGGTATAGAGAATAATTCAGATAACTGTCTTAATCTTATCACATAATCAGATAGCATAGTTCCATTTCCATTTACTGCGAATTTACCAGGTAATTCACCAGCCGCATTTCTTTGAAACGGTGTACATAAAAGTATAGGTTTTGTCAAATTATTAATTCTCAAATATTCTAAAGTTTTATAAACTTCACTTGTAAAATCAGTTCCGTTATAAGTTCCCATAGTTCCAAGTACTCTACTTTGTGAAAAGTCATTTGTCCCTAAAAGAATTACTATTGCATCAGGAGTTTGAGAAGTAGCAGATATAGCTTGGTTCATTCCATTGGCAGTAAACGTTTGGCCAGCAACACCTACGTTAATAGCTATGCATCCAATAGCATCCACTATTACAGATTGAATTTCCCCGTTTTGTGTCATACTATCACCAATCCAAGCTATCTTTTTGTTTTGCCATTTATTAGTAAAAAACTTTTCAGTAATAAAACTTAATGGAACAATGTCTGTTGGTAATTCGGGATACTTGTGCAATTTTAAAGTATCGCTAATTTTTTCCGATTCTAAAGAATAATCGTAAATTTTCTTAGCTAATTTAATTGGTATATATGATGTATAATTGCTGGCAGATGTACCGCTTTCCACTTGTATAACATCTCTATTATCATCGTGCCAAGTATCGTTAAATTGAAAATATACGGCATTAATAGGAACTACTAATGTGGTAGGGACAGTTGCTATATTCCCATAAGTCAAATAATCGCCTTTTCCGTCTACAAATCTGTAATTAGCGACATCTGATTTGCTGCCTGAAATTGTAATATTAGATAATCCATTAACGAGTATGGATACCGATGAAATGTCCTGATTAATATAATTTCTATTAAAATTGTCAATATAAAAGCCTATTTCACTAGCTGTTTTATCATATAAGTTCACACTTGAAGAGCCTAGGTAACCGCTTATTATATTTGTTTTTCCAATATAATTTTCTAAATAGCTTAACGGCACAACATCTGTTGGTAATTCGGGTACTTTTTCTAATTTTATGTCTGAAGACAAGCTGGAAGCTTCAATTTTGTTATTATCTATTTTTGTAACTACATAAGTTGGCACATAAGCAGTATAAGTACTGGCCAAAACACCACTTTCTACTTGCATAATATCTCTATTGTCGTCATGCCAAGTATCATTAAATTGAAAGAAAACAGCACCTATTGGAACTGATAACGTTGCGGGTACACTTGCTATATTTCCAAACGCTATAGTATTTTCGTTTTTATCTAAAAATAAAAAAGCTGGGTTAGGTGAAATAGCCCCCGAAATAGTAATATTAGACAACCCATTAACTTTTACAATTGACGAAGATATGTCTTGATTTAGGTAATTAGTTGTATTATATGTCACGTAAGTACCAAGTAAACTAGCTGTTTTGTCATATAAGTTAATACTTGAAGAACCAGTATCTACTTTGTTAAAATCTGAATGTTTAGCGTAATCAACTAAATCCACACCATTAACAGTAACGGATCCAGTATCACCTTTGTCTCCTTTTAGCCCTTGATTTCCTGTATCTCCTTTTTCGCCCTGCTCTCCATTAATTCCGTCAAGTCCATTAATCCCGTTAACACCATCGAAATAATCCACTCCTTTAATTGGAGTGTATCCATCTTGTCCAGGAACTTGCATTTCAGTTATTTCTATTATAACCTCCTCTACAGTTTCCTCTATTTGTATTTCTAAGTTAGTTACTACTTCCTCAATAATTATATTCATAATATTGTAGATATATTTGTTATTATTGGTTGTGTTCCTTTGAAATAAGTATAAACAACACCATCCGTAAATTTTATTCTCAAATCATATTCATACTTTCCAATTGGAACATCAAGTATTTTTGATTTCATTACCGCTTGATATTCGTTAATTATTTCGAAAGTATTGTCATCACTTTTCCATTCAAACACAACCGGATTTAAATTTACATTTACGCTTTTCAATCTAAATTGAATTATAATTTCGCATCCTGTTATTACAAATGGAAAAGTAAATTTTCTTGAATTAAAAGTGTCTCCTTTTGTATGGTCTTTAAAATTATAAATTCGATCTGTTATTGTTATGGTTGCCATCCTTTTTATTTTGAAATTAATACTCCGCCTATAATCCCTACACCAACCTGAAACAAAGTAGTTTCATAAAACTTCTTTTTTCTTTTTATATCAAAATGATGAATATTATTTGTTTCAACGTGCTTGTTGGAATGCGTAATATCAATAGTTTGAGTTTCCTTTCCTAAAAACCAATTTCGCTTAGTTCCTGAAACAATTTCTAAACTGTCATTTACGCTTAAATTAGAGATTGAAAGCCCTTTTTGAGTAGATTGGTAATCTAAAGAATAATCTTTGTTTAAAACAGTTCCTTTTCGTTCAAACTCACAAGGTATAGAGTCGTGATAAACTACATTTACCGTGTCAATTCGAACCGTTTCAACAATCTTTATAATTGTTTTTACTTTCTGGAATTGTTTTGTCAATTCTGTTTTTTCTGGCACCTTGTCATAAGTCGTGGTTTTCGAAGTCGTAACCACTTTACCATCTTTCAATTTATAAGTGTTCACTTTTACTTTTAGCGTGTCCAAATTTCCAGAAAGTATCTTTTCGTTTTCACATTTCGAATAAAGCATCGAAACAAGGACCAAAATAAGAATCAACAATATCCAATTTGATTTTATGTATTTTCCCATTTTAGTAAAATTTAGTTTCTGAAGTTGCAAAGGATTTTCCTCCACCTAATTTAAAAGAAATGTAATCGTAAAATTTTTCAAATGCTTTCATAATTGATTTTTGTATTTAGTTAGTAATTCTTTTCTATGGTCAATTCCATTCAATCCCCCATTTATTTTTTTTGTGATTGAAATTATATCGTCTTTATCAGCTAATTTATTCAATCCTTTTAAATTCCAAAACCATAAAGCTGAAATCATTGCATTTGCTTCTTGCAATAATAAATCAGGATTTTTTAAGCAATCTAAATCAGTATCATTTGCTAATCTGAAGTAATTTTCTTTGCCTGTAATTTGGATAAATCCACGACCTCGAAACTTCCATCCCTCACCGCTTGACTCATTACCGTTACCCATACGATTGGCATAAACTTTATTTGCAATTAACATAGGATGTCTTTCGTATCTTAATGCGATTTCGGCATCGAAATATTTTGGAAATGTAGTAAGCAATCCTTTTGCTGAATAACTCAAATTTTCGCTAATCGGTTTTAACCCGCTTTCGTGTTCAATCTGAGCCATAAAGTGCGAAATACGCAACTTAGAATTAAGCCCGTATTTCTCAAATAATGATTTATATTTTTCTGGTAGTGTCATATTATTTTTCTTTAAAAGGGTCCATAAATTCTTTATCCCACTTATTATAAAAATTAGCCTGTTTTTTGGCTATTATATCCTGCTTTTTGCTCTCGATGTGCAATTTGCTCATTCTAACAAAATGAACCGTTCTAACCACTAAATAAACCAATCCTGCCACTGCAACTAATAAGTTTACAAATGTCGAAATGTTTGAAAGTGCCGTTATCGTAATCTGTCCAGAAAACATCATAGGGATTAAGTCATACATTGTGAAACTCCAATAATAGCCAACAACTATATCGAAAAAGTTTAAATAATCTTTAATTTGTTGCATATTACAGTAATTAGATAAGATAAAAATATTTTAAAGGCAATAAACAAATGCATATCCATTAATCCTAAATGAATTAAATCTAAAGCATTTACTATAAACAAAAATAGTGAAATTTTACGTATGTTAATATCTATTTTTACAAATGCCATATAATAAAAAATTACCCCGAATATTATTATATTGGAGTAATCTTCAACAACATTGCATAAAAATCTTTTATTATCCGAAAAAAAATACCAAGACACTCTTAAATCTGAGTTGTAAAAGAGTGCCTTTGCATTTGATAAAGGAATCAAAAGAAATAATATCCAGTGCTTACTTTTCATCTTTGTCAGGTGGTGTGGGGATTATAGGCGGAGTATTAATTTCAAAATAAAAAGGATGGCAACCATAACAATAACAGATCGAATTTATAA